AGGTTCTCACCCGGTTATCTCAGCCAAGAAATACAAGTGAGCAGGAAGTGAGCAGGCTGTTCAAAATCACTGCACAGAAACGCTTGCGGAAACTGAACAGATTAGGTAGGGAGAAATAGGAGACCAATAATGCCGGAACAAACAACCCAACTGTCACAAGTTCAGTCACTAGCTGACCTAAGCTGGGAACCCTGGGCAATAGCTTTGATAGGTGCATCTGGTACCGGGAAGACCAGAACGGCTGCTACAGCTTTGGGGAAACACTTCTGGTTTGATTTTGACCAAGGAATGATGAGCTTAGCCCACCGACCAGGCCTAGCTGGTAGGATCGATTTTAACCAGTACCGGGCAGCTCCTTATGCGGGTAAAGAGGCTGGGCATGATTTTGGTTTGGCATGTAAAAAGATGAAGGAACTAGCTAGGGATTGCCCTTATGATGTAGTGGTTGTTGATAGCTTTTTGTCAATGACTGAGTGCTGCTTTGAATGGTGCAAGGCTCAGATGGAAATGGGCGGGCTTCCACTCTTACCTGAAAAGGGCAGTAGTTTTTTACCTATTTATGGAGCCTTAGCCTTCCGAGCCATGCAGTTTTTTCATAATTTTCTGGCCTTACCCTGTAATCGCATCTTAATATGCCATGAAACTTATGAGATGAATGAAGTAACGGGTGCTATGGAGTTTCAAATTGATGCTGCTGGGAAGAAGCTCAAAACCGGTAGCATTATTAGTAAATGGTTTGATGAGAGGTGGAGATGTAGGGTATTTCCAGGTAAGGAAAAAGGGCAGTTAAACTATAAATTGCAAACCAGGGGCGGAGAAGGATTTAGAGCAACCAGCAGATGGGATTGCTTTGAAATGTTTGAGGAACCGGATATTGAGAAGATGTTGGTTAAGGTTAGGAAGAAGTTTGATACAGGAGTAACTGAAAATGGCTAAGAAGAAGAAACCGACTGCTAAAGAGCAAAGAGACCTAGAAATCTTTGATCACGCTGCTATAAAGCTGGCTGAGATATTTCTGGCCGGGGTTTCAGATGCAGCGATTAAGTTCTTCTATGAAGAAGGTTGTGCTAGTGAGTTAGTGGCAAATTGGAAGCATGGATACTAAGAAGCTAGAATAAGGAGCTAAAAGAAAATGGTAGAGCTAACAGAACAGGAAAAGTTGCATGGACCGGCGTATGAAAATGTGCAGGAGAGTAACATTGTACCAGCGGGCAGGTGTGATGTACTGGTAGCAGCGGGTGAGGCTGAGGTAACAGAAAGGGGGTATAGGATAGCTCTTACTATGGAGATTAAGAGCCATTCGGCAGGGGATGAGTATAAGAACAGGTTGCTCTGGCCCTATCTGCCCTTCTCTGGTGAGGCGTTCAAGAGAGGCGGGGCGAATACCCAACGGGCTATGGCTCAGGCGGGACTGGATTATATCTCCAGTCTATTTGACCGTACTCATCCTGACTGGGATGAGGCTGCTGAGAAGCCGCAGCTTGATTTCAGCACTGATAATGGTTGGCTGAAGATGATGAAGTTTTACCTGACTGGGGCACTTACTGATGATGCAGGCAAGGAGTTTATCTGCAGCAATGGTGGGTTGTTGAACAAGAGCTTACAGGTCAAGGTTGGGAAGCCTCGGAAGGCTAAAGATGGGCCTTATGCCGGAATTGAGAGCACAGGCTGGATTAATATACTTGGCCCTGGCCAGGAGAGTGCGGGGCAGGTTGCTAGTAGTGATCCTTTTTCTGGTTAATTGGTACAAAGAAGGCACGGGCTGGTGTGGATATGATCCAAGCTACGGTATGGCTGTCCATACTGGCTTGTGCCTAGGGGTAGGTAGAAAGGTAAGTTGTGAACTGGGCAGAGATAGTAATTATTGTGATCTGGTTTATAGACCTACTAATAGCAGCTCACAAACATGGTAAACTCAAAACTGAGCAAAGTTGGGACTTCTGGACCGTCTTAATCCAGGTAGTAGTTTGGTTTTGCCTTCTCCGTTGGGCTGGGTTATTTCATTAAGGAGCTAAGTTATGAAACTTGTAGAGTATCAAGAGCATTATCATATGGCACCTTATGAGCTATATGAGTTTGCCGAGAGAGCAGACGAGATAGAGGACTGTGAAGAGCTGAGAGGGGCAGGTGCAGGTTACTTAGAAGCCAAGCTGGAGTTTGAGAAGATGCTGGCGAAGTACAAAGTTGAAGTAGGTTAAAGTGGCCCTAAATAAAGAACAAAAAATCCTCGCTGAAAAAAACATAGGCTTGATAGGTGGGTTCTGCAAAAGGCAGGGGATTCAATTGTCGGCACTGAGGAACCATGACCTGCATGGGGTGCTTAACCTAGCTTATGTCAAGGCAATACAGGCTTATAAACCGGAGTTGGGCAAGCTCAGTACCTTTATCTATCAGAAACTGAAATGGGCTTATCACAGCTTTGGGAAACGGTTAGGTAAAGAGGTGTTACAAGAACTGCCGGGACCGGACCGGTTGCCTGATAGAGAGCTGGGCAACCTTGCTGTTGATTATATGGGGCAAGCTATCGGAGATAGGGGGCCTGCTGAACGGGCTTATAGACAAGAGCCTGATGAACTAGGCATGTTAGGAGAAAGGTTTGCTACTAGGCTGACTCAACGAGAAAAGCAGATTACGGAGCTGCATTATAGAGCTGGACTTAGCTTTACTGAGATTGGTGTCAGGCTGGGTCTTACCAAGCAAAGAATATGTCAAATTAATGCCAGGGCTTTGGAGAAGTTGAAATGCTAGTACCAGTCTGTGGTGATATAAAGAGTAAAATAATGCTTGTGGGTGAGGCTCCGGGCAGGGAAGAAGAGCAGTGTGGGGTGCCTTTTGTAGGTGCTGCTGGCAGATTACTGGATGAGGTGCTGGGTGAGGTGGGGCTGGGTAGGGATGATTGTTATATTACTAATGTGGTCCAGGTAAGGCCACCTGATAATAATTTTAATAAGCTGCCAGCTTCTGTTGTGGCTGCTGGGGTTACCAGGCTGACACAGGAGATAATAGCTAGTGAATCTAACATTATTATAGCTCTTGGTGAACATAGTCTCAGAGCTATTACTGGTATAGGTGAGGATGAAAAGATTACTGACTGGCGGGGTTCTATCTTACCTGTTATTATCAATGGCGAGGAAAGGAAAGTAATCCCAACTATTCACCCTGCTTATGTGCTCAGGAACTGGGTGCCCTGGCGGGTCGTGCTGAGACTGGATTTGGCTAGGGCTAAGGAGGAGAGTAAAACAAGGGAGTATGAAAAGCCTGTAGCTGTTTGTAGCTGGCCGGATAGAGCATATCTTGCCCTTGGTGCAGCTACCCGGCTTCTAAAGGCAGACATGTTATCAGTGGATATAGAAACCAATATGCAGACCCATGCCATTACCTGTGTAGGGTTCTCAGATGGCAGTGAGGGTGTCAGTTTTGGGCTTTATCCTTATATGTATCAGGATGGGGAGAAAGGTACTGCTGGTGCTAAGGAAGCAATTTGGGCATTATTGAACAGCAGCAAACCTAAGGTAACTCAAAATGGCAGCTTTGATATTAACTATCTCAAACGGGCTGGTTATCCCTTTAATAACTGGTCCTTTGATACTATGTATGCTCAGCACTTGTTGAATGTTGAGTTTCCTAGGTCACTGGCCTTCCTAACCAGTATCCATACCAGGCACCCGTATTACAAGGGTGTGGTTAAGAAAGCCGTGGAGCTGGATAAGATGACCTGGCCTAAACTGGCCTGGTATAACTGTATGGATGTTATCTGCACCTGGGAGATAGCTCAGGTTCTGCAGGCTGAGATAAAGGCAAGGGGCTTGACAGAGTTTTACCAGGAGCATTATACTGACTTGTTAAAGCCCTTAATGGAAGCTCAACTAGAAGGAGTCAGGTATAATGTAGCTGGTAGGGAAAAGGTTAAGGCTAAGCTGGTTGAGGAGCTTAAAGCAGTTGAGAAAAAGGTTAATGATGATTACTTGCCTGAAGGTTGGATGCCTCTTAGTGAGGTAAAAAGAAGGGAAAAAATTCAGCAAAAAATTTATGACTATGAGCTTAGTGGCAGGGACTATACTAAGGCGGGGCACTGGTCTAAGAACTTTCTCAACTGGGTAACTAAGCTAGATAACTTCAAGCCTCACTTCAACCTAGCCTCTAATGACCAGGTAGGTGACTTGTTGTACCGGGCCTTGAAGGTTCCTAAACGTTATAGGAGCAAGTACAAAAAGTATGGGAGCAAAAGGGTAACAACTGATGAAGAAGCACTTACTAGAATTATGCAAGCGGCCAAGACCACACAGTCGGTTAGAGAATTATGTAAGCTCATCTTGGAATATAGGAGCCTGGCTAAACTTATTGGTACTTATCTTGAGTGTAAGCTGGATAGAGATGAAAGGATGAGGTGTAGTTACAAGTTGGCCGGGACCAAGACAGGTAGGCTGGCAAGTGAGAAAAGCATTACCGGTACGGGCGGGAACTTGCAGAACGTGCCTAAGGGTAAGGGTAGAGGTGGGATTATCAGAAGCCTGTATCTACCTGATGAAGGGGATGTATTTGTTTCTGCTGATTATAGCCAGGCTGAGGCTAGAGTGGTGGGTTATTGTGCTGAGGAGCCTGGGTTTACTGATAGGTTTGAGAATGGCTATGATTTGTTTAGTTATGTTGCCCACAGAGTTTGGACCGTATTCGGTAATGATATTACTGAGGAGAGAAGAGCGCTTGCTAAAAAACTGGTACATGCAACTAACTATGGACAGGGTGTTGAAGGGTTTGCTTTTAACGCTAACCTGTCCCTAAATGAGGCTGAGTATATTTATCAAAGCTACCAAAAAAAGTTTCCCAAGCTGGCTCAGTGGCGAGAAGAGATAAAGATGAAACTGGACAAGGATAGGTGCCTGCGGAACTTGCTAGGTAGGTCACGGGTGTTTTATGATAGGATAAAGAACATTTATAGGGATAGTCACGGGTTTATCACTGAGAAATGGAACAAGGATATATTGCGGGATGCCTTTAGTTACATACCTCAAAGCACCGTGGCTGATTTGCTTAACCTCGCATTGGCTAGGTTGTGGGAAGGGGTACAAACTGTAGAATGGGAAGGGCATAAACCAAGATTTAGATTACAGGTACATGATGAAATGATTTGGTCGGTAGCACCGGATGATGTTGAAGGTTTTAAGTCGTTGATACAGCAAGCTATGAAAATCCCTCTTACTGCCCCTAGTGGTGAGATGTTTTATATCCCTGCTAACATTTCAGTGGGTAACAACTGGGCGGAGCTTTAATATGATTATGGCAATAGCACTACTTATTAGTAACATATGCTGGGCTGTTTGCTGGGTGTACCAGTGGAGAGATAACAAAGCTATAGATGATATGCTTGAACTGATTGTTAGCTTGCTAGAAAAGGAGCAAAAGCCTTGTGCCAACAACTCTTAAAGATGTATATGCAAAGATGGATGCTTTCCTCTATCCGCACAGGGCTCTCTATAACATGATGGATATTGCCCTGGCGGTTACAGTGGTAAGAAGATTTGGAGTAGAAAATTGTTGGGTTTTTTTAATAGGACCAAGTGGCTGTGGCAAGAGTGAAGTTTTGATGAGCTTGAGAGACAGTAACAAAACTTATTTTATAGATGACTTATCCGGAGCCAGTTTGATAAGTGGTTACAAGGATGATGAATGGGAAAAGCGGCACCCTGATGTTGAGCTTACCCCTGCTGTTGCTGAGAGGCTAAAGGATAAAACCTTGGTGATGAAGGATATGACCCTATTGCTGGGTAAGGGAAAGGAAGCCAGGAAGGTATTTGACCAGTTACGAGTGCTTTATGACGCACATTATTTCCAGCAATGGGGCAACAGGGTGAAAGTAAATCTTATAGATAATTTTTTCAATGTACTGGGTGGTTGCACTGATGCTATTGACCGGGTTACGGCTCAAACTGATTACTTGGGCTCCAGGTTCTTGTATTACCGGGTGCCTGAGCTTGACAGGCGGGAGTTGAAAGAGATAGGCAGGATGGCGAGTAGGCAGGAGAATAAGAGAGATAAGCAACTTGCCCTGACTAAACAGGTTAGGAGTTTCCTGTCTTATGCCAAACTGACTAAGCCTGAGATACCAGATGAGTTTATAGATACCTTCACTGATCTGGGCTTGATGCTGGCAGGGTTAAGGGCTCATTCAGCTAGAGATACTGCTGGTTTTCTGGCAGTACTGCCAGTTGATGAGTACCCCACCAGGGCGGCTCAGCAATTGGCTAGTTTCTGCTTAGGTCTGGCAGCGGTAAGGGGCAAGGCCAGGGTGGGGGAAGAAGAAATAGCCCTGGCTCGTCAGCTTGTCCTCGGCAGTTTGCCCCGGATTAAGCTCATGGTGTTAAAGTTGTTCTGGAGAAGGCTTTATCCTCTTTATCCTAAAGAGCAGGGGCCTGTGAGCTTAGGAGACGTGGCTAGGGAGCTGAGGATTCCAGAGACTTCAGCCCAGCACTTGGTGCAGGAGCTTTATGTTAACAAGCTGATTGATAAAGCTGTTACACCTGTAGCTCAAGGGTATAAAGGAACTAAGAGGCTGTGGGAGCTGGTTACTGAGGCTGGGGCTGGGGAGGATTTGTTACAGTGATAACAATTATGTAAACTTGATAAAGAGAGAAAGGAAGGAAGTGTAAGATGATTTATGAAGGTGTGATTGTTAAGGATGCTGGTAAGGAAAGTGAGGAGCTGGTTTTTGTTAGTGGCCTCTTTGTAGCTAAGGACAGCCAGACTGCCGCGATCATGGTGGCAGAGTTCCTTGCTGTGGAACCTGAAAGAAGCCGAGTAGCTGGCATAGAAAAGTATGACCCCAAGACAATGGGGGTGCTGGTTCGCCCTTTTTGCTGATAGGGCTTGATCTTAGTGAGGCTACTTATAAGTGGTGGACATATAAAGGCCCTGCGATACAAGTAAACTGGGCAAAATGGATGGAGTTAGATTTTGATGTTACACAAGAACAAGAAAAGGAGTAACAAAAAATGGAACTGTTACAAAAATGGGTAAGTAGGAAGTTGCTGGTAGCTATCCTTACTGTGATAGCTATCGCCTGGGGTACCCAGTATGGTGAGGAAGCTGGGGAGAAAGTGGTAACTACTGGGACTATTATTGTCAATGCCATCATTGCAATTCTAGGCTCGGTGTATATCATTGCTCAGGGCTTGGTGGATAAGAAGGATACTGAGAATAATGGAGCGGTGCATTAACAGTTATAGCTATGTGGTACAGTGGTGTGGCAGCACCAGGCTAGGGAAGATATCGCAACTTACTGCTGCCCAGTGTGGTAAGAAGTGCGGACAGTGTGCCGGGTGGGGAATCCGGCCTGTACCACTATTTACAAAGGAGTTAAGGTGACTGTTAAGGAGATAGTCAAGCAGTACCTGATAGACAACGGTTTCGATGGGCTCTATTCTTATGACTGTGGCTGCAAAGTGGGAGACCTAATGCCCTGTGATGGTGTGGGCATAAGCTGTGGACCGGCCACTTGTATTCCTGGTTACTTACGGCCAGGTGACGATAATGCTGACTGGTATAGTACAGGTTACTTGATCCTAGCAGGTCTGGTAGGGGTGATACTGGGAGGGCTTAAACTGTTCTCCTGGTATCACTCACCTGGCCAGAAGGCTAAGCGGGCTAGGAAAAAGGTTGATAGGGCTAGAAAGATGTTAAGGTATTCTAAAGAGAATATCACAAGGGCTAATAATGAGCTGTATAAGATTCTTGAGGAGCTGGAGCTTAGTAAGCATTTGTCTCATCCTGATGATAGGGGTAAGTAGCTGTAAGGCTCCACCAGCAAGGCCCTTAATGCCAGGCTTTCGGGCTGAGAGGGTGTGGAAGGGAGATATGGTGCCCTTTGATGGGGTGCTGATGAGTGATATGTTGTTTCTTGATATGGTAGAAAGGACAGCGATATGTGTGGAGCAGGAATCAGTAAACCAGTAGATGATTATGGGCCGAGCCTTCCAGCCAAAGCAACCCTTGGAAGGCTTGTTCCTGAAACTGGATTCCAGCAGGCAATACGGGATACTGAGCAGGCGATGACAGAACTGGATAGCAGGGGTAATCCTGTTAAAGATGCAACTTACTGGCTACAGCACCCAGAGGAAGCAGCACTATATGATGAGTATGAAGACCAAAAGGAGCACTTCTCTACAGGTGCCCAAAGGGATACCAGAGAAGGTAAGGGTAGGTATGATTTAATCTCTCCCATTATGCTTCGTAGGCTGGCTATCCTACTGGAATGGGGAGCGGCCAAGTATGGAGATAAGAACTGGGAAAAGGGAATGCCTATTGATAGGTTTTTAGATTCAGCCATGAGACACATTAACCAGTTTCGGGAAGGGTTAAGGGATGAGGATCATTTGACTCATGCTATTTTCAATTTAATGGCTGTTGTGCACTTAGGGGAGAAAAAAGATGAAGCGTAAGTGGCCTATGCCAGAAGAACATATCTCAGTCCATGCCAAGCTGAGTGATGAAGAACTGGATAAGAAGCTTCCTAATGCTTTTACCAAGGAACAGAAGATGGAGCTAAGGGATATTATTCGTGAGGTGCCACACCCTTACCTGACTCCAGTGCTCTGGGTATTCTGGCCTTCATCTGCTTTGAGAGTCTGTGAGGCACTTGCTGAGATACAACGTAAAAGGGAGCAGAAGAAAGATGAACAATAACCTGTTTACAATTATGGAAAAGCAGTGGAAACACTTGGGCATGGATGCCTTGCCCTCCTTGATGGAGTCCTCGGAAACATCTATCACAAAGAAAGACCCTACAGTTATGACCTGTGATTTGAAGGCTTTTACACCTGAAGGGATGAGGCTACTTACAGCGTTAAGGAAGCAGCCACAATATGTTTATGTCGGGCAGGTTAGAAAGGAAAAGAATGAATAATAAGATACCAGCATATTTCTCCATGCAGATAAGGGGCAAAGCAGGCGATGAGGCTACTGGGCTAGAGATGTCAGCAAATGTGCTGGCGGCTATAGAAGTAGCCAGGCACCTAGAGGAGAAGATTCCTGAGCTGGCCCTTTATGTACCCCATAAAGTAGAGGCTTTTACCAGTGCACTCTTGAAAGATGTATGTACCGTAGAAGATGTCCTGGCTTATCAAGCTGAGATAGTAAAGCTGTGCAAGGTCTTGATAGCTGCTACTCCTTATGGCATTAGCCAGGGTTGTGATTGTGAGATAGACACAGCCTTGGAGAATGGGGTTAAGATAATAACTGTTGACCCTAATTATGATGGTTTTGCTTCCGGGGTCAGGGGAATGCTAAGGCTCTGGGGTTTGCTTGATGAGCACCGGTATAAAGGGCCAGTAGAATATGTACCTAAGAGGGTTAGAGACAAAGGGGGTAAGTTTGCGAGGAAGGAGCCTGAGCAGACTAGAAAGGTGTATTGATGGCAACACCAAATAAGGTAACAGAAGAAGTAAAGCGAGAGATATTACAGCTCACTGCAGAAGGCATGAAGCCTGACCAGGTTGCTGAGATATGTGGGGTGCACCGGGCTACAGTTTACCGTGTCATTAAGACTGCTGATTTTGTATGGGGGCTAAGCTGGGTTAAGACCTTTACTGATTATCCTAAGATAACCTCCAGTAACCTGGCTATAATCTCAGACCTTCACCTACCTTATATTCATATTCCCTTCACCCTTTACTTTATGGATATAGCCAGGGAGCACGGGTGTAAAGAGCTATTGATAGCCGGGGATATGTTTGACCAGGCTATGTTTAGTGTCTTCAAGAGCAGCTTGAAGAGTACTTGGGAACAGGAGAGTAAGGGAGTTGAGAAATGCTTGCTCATGCTGCTGGAGCAGTTTGACAAGATTACTATTATAATGGGCAACCATGATGCCAGGTTACTCAGGCTGCTTAACTATGAGCTACAGTTCACTGATGTGGTTTGCATGGTTATGCAAGATGCTCGGCTGCACATTAGCCAAAGGCCAATGGCTATGATAAATCCCGGCCCGGAGCAATGGATGGTATCACATCCCAAGAGCTATAGACAAATATCTGGGCAGGTTGGCAAGGACATGGCAGCTAAACATCTGTGTCATCAAGTTATTACTCATGGGCATCTCACCTGTCATACCTTTGACAGGAGCGGCAGGTTTCATTGTATAGATATAGGTGGGCTGGTGCATTATGAGAAGTGTGAATATGTGATGCAGCAGCTTACTACTCATCCTAAATGGGTTAATGGTTTCTTGCTGTTGCTTGATAATGAGCCATTGTTATTTACTGGGTTAGATAAGGGGTTTTTGAAAGGCGGTGAGTAATGGGAGAGACAAAGTATAAAGCCTGGGATACAAAGAACCATTGTTGGTTAGATAGTGTTACGATTTATAGTGATGGTAGTTGGGCGGGTCAGAAGGGCCAAGTGGCTGGTTATTCTGCGCCAGATTGTGTTCTTATGCAAGCTACTGGTTTCAAAGACTCAACTGGCAAAGAGGAATATCACAAGGATATTGTAGAAGATGAAGAAGATGGAGCCAGAGGTATAATTGAATGGGATAAGCTGCATGGGTCGTGGTATATCTCCTGGATGGATGGGGATAGGAGTTATAAACTAACCGAGGTGATTCCTCTTAGGTATAAGATTATTGGGAACCTCTATGAGAATCCTGAATTGGTAGAGAGCCCTTAACATGAGCAAACAAGATGACATCCAGATATGCAAGAACCTGGATGAAGCTATCTCTGTCTTGAAGGCTAGGATACAGTTGAGAAGTACTCGAATCTCCAGCCAGTATGAAATGCTTGGGAAGCTACTAGATTTCTGCTTTTGGCTAGATAAGATAGAAGTAACTGGGAACTTTCCAGAGGTGAGGGTAAAATGGCCAAGATAACCAAAAAGCACCTAACAAGTATAGCTTACAAGGCTTGTGATTACCTGGAGATACATGAGGCTTACTGGCCTAATGTTAGTATAGCTGTAACCAAAGTACCCAGGGATGCTGAGCTGAAAAAGGATTATGGCATGTGCTGGGTGCATGAGGAGAGGGTTTATATCTGGCTTAATGTTAATCTATGTAAGAAGGATAATGTATCTCTGGTTAAGACCCTATTCCACGAAATAGCTCATACATATCTTGAGGATCACTTGAAACTGAATATAGGAAAGTTCAAGTTTGAGATTTTGTCAGATGCATTGGGGAAGATGCTTTATGATTTATGGGATGCTGAGGTGTTCTAGGTTAGATAGAAACTAGGTTAGACAGAAAGGAGATTAGTTATGGAGATTACAGTAAAAGAGACAAAAAGTGTCTTGGTAGAATACAATGATTTGGGTGCAACAGTCACTATGGAACTGGCTGAGCTCCCAAGCTACCGGACAGAGAGCGGTTATTACTATTGCTACCTCCTTAAAGGGGATAGTATCTGTCATTTAAGGCTTAGTGCCCCTAGTCTCAAAGCCCTACAAGCAGCTATAAATGAAATGCTGGAACCTAGTGAAGCTGGGCCAAGTAACGATGAGCTACCTTTGTTTAAGGGGCTAGATTAACCTCAAAACCTCAAGCTGCTCAATAAAGGAGTCTGGTAATGAACCAAGTCAAAGTTATACTGAGTCTGGATGATGATATAGTATTTTCACCCCAAGGCACCAAAGTTCTTTTGGACTGGATTGATACTATTGAACTCAGGAGTGATGGCTCTTTAAGGGGCATTGGCTGGCATGAGCCCCCAGGTTATGGTGGTTTTGAGGGAAAGCTAAACTGGCCCAAACTAGGGTTACTAGAGCTACTTGATGATGATGACCTAGCAAAACGTGTAGCAGTAGATTGCCATGATCCTCACCATGATGATAGATGGTGCCCTACCTGTGAGGCTAGAAGAGATGGTATTGAAGCATATCAACGAGCACTTAGAGAAGTTTTAAGGCTTCAAGCTGCTCAATAACCACCCCACTAGTAGTATTCACATCTGTTCGATACTGTATGTTATCCAAGCCTATACCCCTTAGGCTTCTATAAATACGCATTCGAGCTTCTTTACTAGAAGCCTCAGCACTTCCCCAGGCTGTAGCGTAGAACATCCTTCCCGTATTACCAACACATCTATAGTGCTCATTATCCTTCTTCACATCCAGCCATCTCAGGTGCCTAGCTGCTCCAGGTTCTAGCCTGGTTATCACAGTTCCCTGAGTTACCTGGTCTATATCATGGTAAGGATAAGGAGGTACAGATACTAGAATCCCCACTGCCATGTTATCTGTTATGTTCAGGGGCATATCAAGAAGGTTACTATTAGGGTGCTGAATCTCCAGCACTGTCTCGAACCATCCAGGGAGGAAACCCAGCTTCAAAAACCTTACCCTGATGTCCTTGCCTAGAAGCGAGAGGCGTAAGCATACAGGCCCAGTGTAATGGTCCTTAAGAAGGTTATCCAGCTTAAACAAGGTGCTGGATAGAAGTGAGCTACTAGAAGGGATACCTAAAACTGTAACCCCTTGAGCTTCAGGTAAGTGCAGGCCCAGGTCTCGGTTCATAAAGCCATTCTGCTCTATGGCCAGGCACTGCTTACCTTGCCACTCGCCATCTTGCCACCAGCCCATTACTCCACACTCCAGGGCTGGGATGGTGCTGGTAGCAGCCCTTAGTCCTTCAGCCTCCAGGAGGGTAACTGCATAGGTGTAATCATTATTGAACTTGGTAGCTAGAGGACTTACTGCTATCAAATCCTGGGGAGTAAGAAGTGTGAGGGATGGATAGTTATTACCGTCCAGGACAATGACCCTTTCCCACACATCCTGAACTTCATTAACCTTGGTTACAATTCCTGACCCAGCCTGGCTACCTTCATTATAAAGGGTACAGCCAAGGTGCTCCGCCAGCCAGGTTCCATTGTCTCTTGAAGCTATTACTAGAGTTTTCATCATTCTTTCCTTTCATTATTAGTGGTTTCATCTTACCTAGGAGTTAAGAGGTGTATGTCTCTAGCCTCCTTACTCTGTTCAAGTATCATCTGTTGCACATTTTTGGGTGCTTGCTCCAGGCCCCGCTCAAGCCTGCCCAGGCCCAAAATGTAGCCTCTCATTTTTTTCTCACCCCGCTTGGTTATGTCCTCTGGAGTTATCTGGCCCCCTATAGTAGTTGCATTCCAGGGACGGACTATTTCCAGAGCCTTTACCCAGTTGCCAGCATTGGCCTGCTGAGCTGCCTGGTTCATTACCCTGTTATAATAGAGGTTAGTCTCAAAGAGTATATCTATTATCTCTGACCTGCCAGCCTCAGTCAAGCTCCTGAAGCCAAAGCCACGCATGAGCTGCTCACTCATCTTGAGCTTATAAAGAACCCGCTCCCTATGGTCATACACAGTAGCATCTTCATTAAGAACCTTGATAAGGTCTCTAGCCTGGCGCAGGACAATGTAGTTCCTGCCTAGGAATCTGGCTGCCCGCTCAGGCTTACCCATAGGCAGAGCCCTTGACTCATCAAACATCTCATAGCCACCCCTGATAAGGGTCTGCATCCAGGGGCCACCTAGCATTTTAGCCAGCCCCTCTGGAATATCTCTGGTATCCTTGAACCTGGGAGCATCTATCATGGAGATGCTCTGGCTCAGGTCTATGTTAAGGGCAGCAAAAATGCCCCAGTTGAACATATTACCTGCATCTTCTCCCAGCTCTTCACTTACCTTATCTTTCAGTTTGCTCAGTAAGGCTTTAGGCCCTTTTACTCCTATCAGGCCCAAGGCATGAGCTACTCCAGCAATAGTGGTAAAAGGTAAAGTTGCCAAGGCTCCTTTGGCACCGCCAAGGAAAATCTGAGCCCCCAGCCACCGAGCAAAGGGAGTCATCTGCCCGTGCCTAGCAAAGACCAGCCCCATACCCAAGTTCTTCATGCCAAAGTGCTTATACTGCAAGAGGACACTACCAAGATTGCCCCTGGTCAGTTTAGCTCTATCTGCAGGGGTGTGGGCAAACTGAGTCCATATCCTGCCTTTCAAGTTGGCAAGCTCAGCAGCGTCATCAGGTTTCATACCCAGTTTATTGACACACAGGTCATAGATAGCTAGAAAAGACCGTTGCTGATTCCTGGCCTCAGTCCAAGCTGCAGGCAGCCACTTGCCCTTGAGTGCCCCTAGCTCAGCCGCCTCTTTTAGCTTGCCGGTAGGACCGAGGACATTATATTTCTTTAAGATAGCCTGCCACTCGGGGGTTTTCCAGTTTCTGTACATCCCAGCCATACCATCGTAGCCGATGATAGGATAGAGAGTTTGGGCAAGCTGCATCTCCTGCATAAGCATGAACTTGGGGGTTTGCAGATGGAGGTAATAGTTGATACTTTTAAGAGTTGCTGCTATCCCTTCAGCTTTGAATGGTTTTCCCATCCAGTTTCTCAAGGGCTCAAATGGTAAGTGTCGAGCAAGAATGGCGCACAGGTCATCCAGGGACTCGGCTGCTATGCTCCTCTTCCGGCCCCAAGTGTACTCTAGCCTATCCTCTAAAGCATTGGCCCAGCGAGTGTAGCCATCATTGCGTAAGTCCTCAATAAGGGGAGTTGCCAGTTTTCTAAGGTTAGTGTATTCTTTCCACTTATGATACCCTATAATATAGGCTTGGTGGGCTCTCCAGAAGTCTCTAGTATAACCTTCCAGTCCCTCACGTGGGAGCCTAGCTGCCCAGAACTTCTGCTTAGCTCCTCTCTTGCCTATGATGCCCCTGGTTACATCCTGGGCAACAGCTTGGCTTTCTATATCGGCAGCTTGTTTTACATTGCTGATAAACCTATAGTATCTACCTTTGCTAACCCGTAAGATGTCAAGGGGCATGGTTATCCGGGGCTCAATAGCAAAGGCAGTCCAGAGCCCAAGGTTTTCTGGAATCTCCTTCCAGTTCTCCAAGGCTCTCTTAGCATCCCAGAGGTTTCTTATCTCCTTGCCTGCTGGTGGGGGTATCCGGTGCTTCTCACCTTTCTCATCTATCCAGGATAAGTCATAGCTGCTGGTAAAGATGTGATGAACATAAGCGTATTGGTGGCCCCAATTTTCTGGGATTTGTAGCTCAGCTATCTGCCTGATTACATTTGCCTTTTTAACCTCAGTCTCTGTACCAGCTTCATAGAACTTGGTGACAGTTAGCTCGTATTCTTCACCCAGGGCATTTGTCCTGGTTTCAGTTTCTTCTCTAGCTTCTACCCCCTCCAGACCAGCAGACTTTATATCAGCTACCAACTCCGCATTTGTTTTGGTACTAAGGGAACCTCTGACACCATCTCTTATGGTATCTCTGACATCTAGCCTCATAGCCTCATAGCGGTGGCGGAAAAACTTGGCTACATCCCTGGTGATAAGGTCTATCTCTCCTCTCTCTGCCATAGCATCTATCTCAGCAGGGGTGGATTCCTGGTCCATAAGGTCAAAGAACTTCTGGGTCATTATACCCTTGCCTATATCTTCAACCTTTTTCCTCATCTCCTTAGGCAGCTTGTTATAGACATCCTTATCATAGGTCAAGTCAGCCTGGATATTATCTGAGGTAGTTAAAGGGATACCAAGCAAAAAGTTACCAACTTGTGTAAGCCGGGATTTAGCTGGGTGTTTATCACTTACCATCTCAATAGCTATCTGCAGGGGTGCCTGGTTCATCAGCCCACCCAGGTCTCTACCCTTGTAAGGAGCAAAGATTGTACCTGTCTCTTCAGTAACCTCTTTACCTGCCTCTTTTAAGGCATCAAGCACATTCTGGGGCAGCTCTATATCTAGTTTTACATCAGGATTTTGCTGCTGCTGGATAAGTGCTCCTACCAAACCAGCCTGAGCCCTCATCCCTTTTGCGCCACGTCTGGCTTGCTGGTAGCCACTGGCCCCACCCATGACAGAACCAAAAAGAAATGCCGCAGCACCGGCCTCTCTAGTGCTTCTGTAAAGCTCATCCCACAGCTCCGGCCAGTCTTCACCGAACATCTCTTTATTCTCATCAGTAGAATAAACTGCCATGAGCATCAGGACTTCTTGGAGCATTTCAGGAACGGCCTCAGCAGGGCCTTGTTTTATGGCACTGAGCAAACTGTGAGTAAGGGCTTTTCTTTTAAGTACATTGTAAACCACCTTGCCTTTGAAGATGTCAACCATCTTGGTTCTGTTGAAGAACATCCCCAGGGGCAAACGGTCAACTGCACCACCTATCATACCCACTAGAGTAGCTAGGTCTTTATTCTTGGGGTCTTTACCTATCCTTGCTTCTAGCTGGGAATAGGTTTCCTCTCTAATCTGGGCCATACTGGGTAAGGTGGCCAGCCATAAACTGGTAGCTTTCCCTGTTCCTGCAACCCCGCCGCCAAAGAACAAGGCTGATGAGGTGGCTAGAAGGGGAACCTGGTTAATACCGGTTCCAGCAGCCCACTGAGCAAAGTCATACATCTCATGACCCGGTCTGATGTCCTCTAAGCTGGGCACGCTGTGAGGATGGGTTTCTGCAAGGTGCTGTCTTATCTCCCCAGCTCTGGTATGGAATCTCTTACCCCAATCAGTTCTCTCTATCTCAGCATCTGACCAGGGCGGGTCAAGCTGAGGCAGACCTAGTGCAGCACGGATAGGAGCATTGGCATAATAGGTAGTATAACTACTAATAAGCCCTGCCGCATCAAGGGCAAAGCTAAGTAGCTCATTGCCCATTATCCTGAACCCACCTGATACCTGGGCCAAGGTACTCCAAAAGCCGGTCCTGGCATCCTGCCTTAAATCATAAGCTGCCTCTTTAGTACGTTTGGTAAGCTCTTTTCTCTCTTCACCCCTTTTTTGAATAGCCACTTGCTCAACCAGGGCTGCTTTTGAAGCTACTTCTTCAGTTTCCTCCCACCATTGCTCCACAGCCCTAGTAGTGATAGTCTTACCTATCTTCTCTGGCCCTACCATACCACCAGGAGCCATAAGTTCAGGAGCTACAATCTGCTCCAGTTTAGCCTTCTCAAGATGCTCCTGCTCCTGGCGCATTTTGAGCTGGTGAGCTTGGTACTCTTTTTCTAGCTGTTCAATTTCTTCCTGGGTGGCAACTGGCATGTTAATCTATGCCCCTAATTTCACGAATCTGCTCAAGGGTCATACCATTCTCAGTTAAGATGGTAGCGACAAGAGCCCGGTCAGCAGCAGTGAAACCATGTGCTGTATCTAGGTATTTAAACAAGATGCCCTGATTAGCCTTGAGAATGCCCACACAGATAGCTAGGAGCACAGGATTCTCTATCTTTTCCCAGCCTTCAATAGGAGCATTGGCAAAGTCTATAACAGCGCCAGTAATAGCAATAGGGTCCTTTTCTCCCAGTCGGTTTCTTGTCAACTGGGCCTGTTTCCAGCCATTGTATAACTTCATCTCAAAGGCTTGAATTTCTCCAGCCTCTCTACCAAGGGCCTCCCTTTCCTTAGTTGGAGCCCTCTGATCTACACCCCTCTCAGCATAAAGCCTCTGTAGTATATCACCCTGATTGGCATATTGTTTATGGACAGCCTCTACATGCGCCTCATCAGCCTTTATCTCCTTAGCTGCAACCCCCAGCTTGGCTCCAACAAGGTCAACTTCAGCCCTCTCAGCCTTTACTCCCTGCATGAAGATATTAGTTGCAGTCAGCTGCTTTTCGGCTTCTATAGTTCTATCAGCCTGTGTTAACTGGTCCTCAGTATAAGTACCAGGTTCAGCAGAGCGGATTTTTATAGCGTCAGCCAAGGCCCACTTTCTCTTCAGGTCTGGACTTTCTAGTACTTTGTACAGGTCAGTAGTGATCCGGCTACGATCCTCTGGCTCCATATCTTTGGCCAGGCTATTCACAGCTTGGAGAATACTGGCCCTGGTAGTTATGAAACGCTTTACAATGCCATCAGTTACAGTAGTCATAACCTGGCCATAGTTATCATCACCTTCTCCTATGAACCGCTCCTTGAAGCCTGGTACTTCAAGTAAGGCTGCTATAGTAGGGATGTCCTTACCTGCTTCTTTAACTACTGCATAAGCTAGTTCCTTATTACCAGTCTCATCAGCCATATCTGCAACAGCACCTAGGGCCTTTTCTGCTTGGCTGGCATCAAACTCTTTAGCCCGTTGCGCCTCTTTCTGCCTTCCCAAGCGTAAGTCCTCTAACTGTTGCTGCAGCTGTTGTTGCTTCTGCTTAACCTCTTGTGCCTTGAACATAGCATCAAGAGTTGTTCCTGCCGCTGATATAGCTTCCGGTACACCAGTAGAGGCTTCAGGTTGCCAGCCCATGAATTGCATCTGGGGCATTTTATCTATACCTCCTTCTTCTCATTAAGTTAAGAAGCTGCTGTACCATAAGCAGCAAGTAAATCCTGGTCAGTAAGAGCCATAATAAGAGCCATCCAGGGGCTGTCAATCCCGTAAGCCTGGTTGGTCATGTACATATTCATATTAGCTATGAGCATATTAGCATCAAAGCCCTGTTCAGCAGCAGCTATCTGGAGGAGCTTATACATATTATCTATATCATAGCCTTCCATCATTCTCTCAAGTTTCTCAATATTATAGGGGAGCAGCACATTATCCCGCCAAGTAGCATTATCTATCCCTGCTGCCTGGCTCATGGTCAGCTCAATGTTAGCCAAGTTAAAGCCAGTCTGAGAGTATAAGTTAGCCACTTCAGCAGGGGTCTTAGCATATTCCAGAGCTGTAGAAAGATAAGCTATATTCTGCCCGGTAGCTGCATCACTATATTGCTGGTAAGCTGAAACCTTGGAGGCTTCGTACATAGCCTGGCGTCTGCTCATTTCCCCCTCAACTCCACTGCCCAATCCACCAGCCCTTGCAGTACCAGTAGCTATAGCTCCCGGCTGGCCAAAATACTGCCAGTCCCTTTCCTGTGGCCCCCAGTAATCCTTGAAAGCCTGCTCTATCTCAGTGGGAGTCTTAACCCCACCCATAATGGCTTCTTGCATCTCCTTCCGACCTTCTTCACCAAACCACTGGGTGATAACATCTGCTACCCCCTCATCTCCGAGCACACCTGCCGCAGGCTCTTCAACCAGTTGTGGATTACCCTCTTCATCAAGGATGACCTGGCTGACATCTACCCCTTCTGCATCAGCAAAATCCTGGATAGCTTGCTTCTCACCATACCAGGTAATATATTCTCTAAGCAGCCCTTGTATCTCTAGTGGTTTAGGTCTGTCACCTTCATACAGGATACCTTCCCTGGTTATATCAGTAGGGGTCACACCACCCCAATAATCTCCATAAGTTATATCTGTTCCTGGTATCTTGGCTGAAAGGAACTCACCAAAGCTGGATATAAACTGGGGCTGGCCAAGACCGGTTAGATTCATGGCCTCAGCCATATAATCGCTGAGTTGCTCATCAGTTACCATAGCTTCTGCTGCTATCTCAGCTTCTTCTTTTTTTACCTCTGTAGCTACAGCTTCCTCACCGGCAGCAGCTTTATAAGGAAAGTAGAACTCAGTAACAGCTCGCCGCATTTTATCAACATCTACTTCTCCAGGAACATCGAACCTAGCCCCTTCACCATAAGCTGCCAGGGGAGTAAGAGGAATACCAGCTTCTCTCCAACCTCCCCCAGCCATCCATTCAGCCCAGGGGGTAATGTCCTCGGCACCTAGTAAGGGCTCAGCACCACCAGTGATACCAGCTCGCTGGGCCTGGGTGCCATATTCGCCTACTGGCTGATTCCTGAGCCATTGATGGATAGCATGAGCCTTCTGTCCATAAGGGAGAGATTCCCAGCCTGCCTCAGCCAAGGGGCCAGTTGACCAAGCTGGCTGGACTTGGCTGGCTAGGTAAGCACCTAATCCAGGCTGGGTCTTTAGTATCTGCTCAAGCTCAGGCTGCGCTTGCTGCGCCCCCCAAATGCCGGACATGGTTTGTTCAGTCCAGTCTCCCAAACTACCACCTGCCCATTCAGGAGCTACATACTGGCTCCAGTCAGCAGTTTCCCACTGGCTGGTTGCTGGATTCCAGGTCTTGTAGCCTAGCTTCCTGCTCTCAGCAAGCACTCCATAAGGGTCTGTATAGGTTCCTGTAGATGGGTTATAATTAGGCATTTTATTTACCTCACATACTGCAAGAGCTTCTTGATAATACTACTCATGCCACCAGCTACAATATCAGCAGGTTTCTCAGGTGGCTTAGGTGGCCCTTGCTGACCACCTTGGCCACCTTGCATGAGCCTTTGCTGACCTGCTCCTGGCATCTGACCCCGTGGTTGTCCCATTCTCTGGCCTATCTGCTGCTGCATTTGATTGGCAGCAGAGAATATGCCTTTCTGCATACTGGTGGGATAGGGCATCCCACTGGTTAAAGGATTAGCTCCTTGTACAGGTTGCATCCCTGGATAGGGTTTATAGTCCTGTACTGACCTACCAGCCTTACTCAGCAGCATATTAGTTATAGCTTGTTGTTGCGGGGTCTGGGTAGATATTCTTTTTATCTTACCGGGCTTTTTTCTACTAGCCAGGTAGCCACTGATGGCTGTTGCGGCTGCAGCTGCTATTGCGGGCCAAGGCATTTTATTTATTCTCCTATTTTATGTATCCCAATAAGGCATAACTACCAAAGCCCCATTTACTAAGGCTTGGATATACCCATCAGGGGCTGTCATATTAACTGTGCTGGATGTAGTCCAACCTGGGTCTGTGGTAGGGGTATCTGTAGTATTGGTGTCAAGGATACTCTTTACACGGCCCTCAGGTATGAAATCAAAAGAACTAAGGGCAGCTATGAGGTCATGCAAGAAGGTCTGTACTTGGGCCAGCTTTTCCTTAACTGGAGCTTCACCTGTCAAGTCAGGTGGTGTGGGTAAAATAACTTTGCTTAAATCAATCATGCTTCTTCCGCCTCATCTGAGCCAGGTTGGACCTCAAAGGCTCTTGCTATAAAGCCCATATCCACACTAGCATTCTTCATTCTGTATCTGCTCTTATAACCCTGCCTGTTGAACTTAGCCATGTGCACGTCATAGTCTGTAGTACTTAATGCCTGGGTGGTATAATCACCTTCATAGGTAGTACCACTATCCAGGCTCATTTCTATATCTATAGTAGGGCTGGTGCCTTCACCCTTTATATCAACATATAATCTATCCCATTGAGTCTCATCAGCCAAACTGGTTACAAAATCCTTACTTTCCCACCTGGCATCAATAGCTGCTACAGTGTGCCAATGACCGGTAGCATCATTAGCTACCCAAGTATCTATTATTTCAAAGGTATTATCTGTCTTACTGCTTACAGTAAAGGTGCCGTTATAGTTAGTAGTCTCAGCTATAACAACTGAATCACCATCAGCTAAACCATGAGCAGTAGAGGTAACTACTACATGAGTAGAATCTCCAGCATCCTCGAATAAGGTAATCCTCCCTGAATCATTTACATCAGTGAAGGTAGCATAATCATATTTGAGCACCCTAACCCCGGTTCCATCACTATCCATCCCACCATAGTAAGGGATGAACTCAGCATCTGTAACCGTTGTATCATGCTCATACTCCCCTGCACAGGTTACACAAGCAGTTCCTGGCAAGGACCAAGTAGTCCAGGTTCTGTCAAATACATTATATACATAAGCCTTATTGGGCCAATTGCTTGTGCCCGCAACTATCCAAAAAGCTATATCACCTTTATCCCTATGAACTGCAGTGAAACATCTATGAACATAAAGCTGAGTGTCGCTAATCCCGCCATCCCTCAGGTCAGAGAGGAAGCTAGTCCAAATTGGCTCACCTATATTCTCTAGCTGCCCACCGGACTTGTATGAATAAATACCATTAGTGCCTACAAAGTAAAGAGCATTGCCAAACTTAGCCAGGAGCTGGCAGCCCAATAATCCTATCCCATGATCCTTAATGGTCCAGTGGATGTAAGGATCACTGGTTATGTTAGTGCCTTCCCAGATACTATCCTCTTTGAAACACACTATTTTATTGTCCAGAATCTCTCCATTGAGGATAGCTCCAGCAGTATCATAGGTGAAGAAATGCCCAGCTCCCTTTGTACCACTGGCAAGGCGGCTGTGGTCCCACTGGGATGACCAGAGTATCTTATGAACATTATTAGTGGACCTGCCGTCGTCATCCCCACCCAAGAGCACCAACCTGCCGAAGAAGAACAAGACTCTTTTGGCTTTATACCACTGAGTGCCTGAAGCAGGCTCTATCTTCTTTCCTTTCCAGGCACCTGCATCCCGATATATTCTGAGTATGTCACAACCTTTGATATTATTCTTAGGGTCAGTGCTGGTTATGTTTATAATTAGTTCTTCATTGGTGGGTTTACCATCAGCAGATGCACCTCCACCATCAAGTCCATCATCATCTACAGCCTCACAGAAATTAACATAATAATCATTGTTATCTGTGTCAAAAGCTCCACCATGCTCAGCAGTGAAACTAGCTATCTCGTTCCACTTGCTATTAGCTGCATCCCAATACATTACAAATATCTGGCTGGAGCCATCTTTGGTCCAGGTTCCTTTAGCATCATCTGATACCCAAGTTGCAGGAGATATTTCAAAGTCATTGGTATTTATAACAGATACATGATAAGTACCGTCATAGTTATCAGTACCAGTTATAGCAACTGTTTCACCGCTCAACAAACCATGAGCAGCAGAAGTAACTTGGACAGCAGAGGTTGCGTCTGCAAAAGCACTGATATCCTTTGTAGTAGGCTCAACAGCATCTACATCTATCAATGAAACCTTGAAGAAGTTTTTTACGCCTGCGAGGAAGTTTTCATAATGATAGAAGCCCAGGTTAGGCAAGGTATTATAACCGTCAGAACCATCATGCTTATTCCATGACATGACAAGACCGGTTCTCTTCTTAACCTCACCATCATGGATTACTATATTCTGGCACCTGGGGGTGAACTGGGGGCCTATAGCAATAGAACTCTTGTCTTGCTTCAGGCCAGCATCAATTAAGGTGACAGGAATGTTCTGCTGGTTAATTGCCATTTAATTACCGTTAAGGTACAAGCCTATGAGGGAAAGGAAGATAAGGATATTCAGCCCTATAATAACTTTATTCGTGGTCTGAACCTTAGCTACCTTAACAATTAAACTCTCCGTGCCATTGCCAAAGATTATAAGTGACATTCTTTTTATCTCTCTATCTTGCCAGCTTTCACCCGGCATATCTAAGCTCCTTATCCTGAGAAAAGCATTGTTACAAATACAACTATGGTAATAATAAACAAAGTTATAACAATAGCACTTGTTATGTCGTCCCGCAGGCCCTTATTGTATTTATTCATAACTAACTCCTTAATACAAGTAGAAATAACCTGTAGAGCTACCCCTCTCACCTTCCGCAGATTCAGTAGCTATCTCCAATAGGTCCATACCCATACTAGCGTTGGCCTGGAAGGGCTGCATGGTAAGCTGGACACCAGATTTTTTCTGGTCATCCAGACCAGCCTCACTTAACAGCCTTCTATAAGTACCCTCCCATTCATTAGCTGACTTCCAAGCCCTCTCAGCCCTGAAGCCTAGCATGGTGGCACAGGCAGTGAGGACATCATCCATATCAGTAAGCTCGCTATAGCCACTAGGGTTATTAGCGTAGTCCAGTTTCTCCGGCCACTTGTAATACCTTATCCATACTGGGTAACTGTTATTAGGTACTGGATAGACTTCAAGAGCATTACCCAGTTCGGTATCCTTGTGCCCGGATAGGGCCAGGTGAGTGGGCCGTAGGTTAGGGCCATATTCAGGATTAGCTATCACAGCATCTAGCTGCTTGGAATAGACACCAGATAAAGGCCAGCTAAAGCCGCCATGATCCTGGTCATACAGGTTGATGCTATCTATGTAGATATACTTGCCACTAGATAAGGCTGCTGTTTTCTTAATACCAATAGACTTGAAGTCATCTAGGCAAGTGCAGTCAATGCCAGTTATCTTGGCATAGGTCCAGGTGAAGGCTGCGATACTGGGTAAAGATTCAGTAATAAAATCAGTGCCCTGGGTTCCTGTTTCAGCGCCTGAGGCTGCACTGGTTAGGGTAATGGATAAATCAGTAACTGCCTCGGTAGCATATATCCACATGCCAATAGCAGCATTATTCAGGGCTGATAGGTCCATTACATGAGTACGCCAAGTAACCCCAGAAGGTGTCTCAGCAGTATAATCAGCTATAATGAAGAAGTAATCACTATCATTATCAGGATTTAGCACAGTATAAGTACCATCATAATTGGTACTACCATCTATAGTAATGCTATCACCTGGGCTGAGGCCGTGAGAGGCAGAAGTTACCTTAGTTCTATCTTCAGTAGCATCAGCAAAAGCAGTAATAGAACCATTTTTGCTGGCTGAATAAGCTATCAGGCCAGTTACGGGAGTAGCAGTGCCTAGGAGAGATAAGCCTGTTTTCCCCTGCCTTCTATAGCTAGATGTATAAGCCTTGGTTATGTTAGTAGTACCTGTCCAACCCGATTCACAGCTATCCAGCACATAGCAATTATCATCAATTAACCTGGCAGAGATGATTTTCCTGACCTGGGGAGGGAGCTGATAGCTCAGCTTTCCCTTCTCCAGAATCAGGCTTGAATCAACTCTCTCCATACAGCTCAGGTCATAACGCCTAACTATCATCTTCTGGGCATCATTAAGCAGCTCCTCAATGAGCCTAAGCTGGGCAGCAGTAGGTGTTTCTCCTAAACCTAGCCTCCTGCCTACTCTATTACACAGCCCATTATAGGGGCTAGAGGCATTATACATAACCATCTGGTCATAGTTAGCCATTATAGGCTCCTGTTAGCGGATTCTACCAATAGCCCTGAACCTAAGAGCACCTAGCCCAGAATAATCATAACCAGGCACTTCAATAGCCTGGGTTTCAATTTCCCCTATCTCACCCTGAATCCAGGCAGGAGTACAGTTGTCATCCGTACCGGCTTCTCTGGTAATTTCAGGAGCAGAAATACTATTAGGTTTAGCCGCAACAGAAGTCCAGTGACCTTCTCCTGATGCAACTGCATCATCTATAGTAACCAATTTAGTAGTCTTACCTGCTGTTTTCATGGGCAGCATACCACAGGTGCCATATATCAAGGGATTTCCAGGGAACTCACAAGTATCAGCAGCAGCGGTTATCTCAGCATTAACAAAACGCTCTACCAAGAAGCCACTTGCAGGCTGCTTGATATATTGGACCCAGATAATATCACCATCAGTCTCAGTTGCGTCAGTAGCATGATAGGTTATATCTGCATCGTTAGAATCAAGGAAGTCAATGGCAAACCTGGCAGTCGCTCCAGGAGTGATACCTACGGCCAATATGCCTGTTGGAATGGTAATTGTGCCACCATTACTCCAGGTATGGGAAGTCATAGCTACAATGTCATCTCCTAAATCAAGTACATCACTTGACCATTCAATACCATCGCCCCAGGTCTCATCCATGTCAGTCCCATTGCCTACCACCTTGCAAGAGGACATATTATCAGCTACATCCTTCCAGGCCTGGGTAATATAAGAACAGTAGGTAGTAGCTGAACCTTCACCTGATTTGAAGGTAAGCACTGGCTGAGTACCGTAAGTAACAACGCCAGTAGTAGTATTATATCCCATTGCTACGGCAACTGAACCTGTTACAGGGGTTACTCCAGCAAAGATAGGAATTAAGGGAGCTGCTTCGGTAGCTATGTAGTTAATATGAGCTGCAGGATACTTTAAGGTAGCTGTATCAGCGTCTGCATCAAATGCTTCTTCAAAGACGATAGGTGGTACATGGGGGTTATACACCCTGAGTAGCTCACTATTCTTAGTAGAGTTATCCAGCCTGGCGGTATAACCATTAGGCATTTCCATCTCTAGCTGAAGGATAGGAGAGCTGGTGCCAGCGGTGTAGAAAAAGTTTTCTAGGCCAGTGTACTTGGAATCATCATCTACTACATCAGACCCTGTAAGGGGTTCTCCACCTTCTTTATAGCTATCATCAAAAGTAATAGTGCCGGTAATCATTCCTATATCACGGGAGATTCTCTGAACAGCGGTACCGGCACGGTTTCCACCGGAGAATCCATCAATGTTAACTGTTAGCGACATCGTACTTAAATCTCCTAGAGTGTCGAGGCTACGTCTTCCTGTGTTCCGTTTGCCTCTAGTTTAGCTGAATTAGCATAATCTCTCGACGAGTTAATTTATGCTCCAATTAGTTTACAAGTCTCTTTCTCATTTTTCTGCCTACTGCAGCAGTAGGCACTACCAGGTTAGTTGGTTGTATCTTACCAGTACAGACCGGGCACAAGTTATCTTCCGGAAACGCTGGTAGGTCTTTAACTGGTTTAATTACGCCAGTAAACACTCTCCTGCACTTGGGGCAAAGAGCTGATTTCAGTTCTATCAACCTAACATCTCCATGCTCTTCTTCCTGATTGCCCGGCTTCTGCTTCTTTTCATTCTCCTGCTTCTCATGTTTCTCAGCATAGGTATCAATTTCTCTCTGCTGCTTTCTCTTCTCATTTTCACCTGTCATTTTCATCTCTCCTTGTTTCAAATCGTTTCAAATTGTTTCAAAGTTAAATAAACAAGTATAGGAGAGGAGCTAATTACTCCTCTCCTAGTTTCAATAAGACTAACGCTGGACATGAAGCCATGTCAATTCACTATTTGTGCCCTGAGTAGCACCATCCAGTAGGCAGACACCAACAGTAGGAAAGCCTGCTGTTTCATCTACCACCTGGCCCACATCGGTGTCAACCATTACCAACTGGCCTACAGTGTTATCAGCATCAGGGTCAATAACAGCAGGACCGTCAGTTTGAGCCCAGAAGTAATATCTACCGGTAATAGTACCCGCAGCAATATCAGTAGCTGCGGGAACAGCTATTGTGGCAAAACCGATATTCAGGAAATCTACTGCCTGGTCGGCAATTTGCACGTCCTTTTCTCTAGGTAGGGTGATTTCAATGTCTGTATCAGTGCTTAGTGCCACTACCAAGCCATCATGGATATAGACATAAATCTCATCCGTGTTGGAGGTAGCCGTATTACCAGCTATACCATAAGTGTAACCTATACCTGTCCCACCAGAGATAGAAATACATCCACCAGCATAATCATCCTCACTAACAGAAGCGAAAGATGCTTCATCCAGGTGAATTACTGTGCCTCCAATAGGAGCAGGTGTAGTACCCGTTTTAACAGCATTGGTGCCAGAGATTATCATAGCACTAATATCAGCGGAAACAGGGTCACTAACCCCAATATCAGCAGTAGTAGTGCAGAGTACAAACTTCCGTATCCCGACCTCGATTTCTCTGCCTATATTACTGGGCACACAGCCCTTTTCTAAACTGACGGCAGACTTCTCATATATGCCCAGTCTAATAGGTACTTTGCCGCTATCATCAGTATAGCGTCCCATAGAATAATTTTCTCTAACCATTTTTAATACTCTCCATTTTTATTAACACATTGACTTGCTTACGGAGCAATCAGCAGCCTTACCTGCCTAATTGTCTATCTCCCTAATATCAATGGTCCAACTTAGCTGGAAGGTTATGGAAGTTATGAGCCAGGAACATCCCAGCTCACAACTGTCCCTACTTTAATTGTTGATGTTATACAAAACTGAGGTCCCGCGAGGCTTCTTTATGGTCATCTGACCCTTGGCCAGCATCTGCTGGGCATAATCAAAGGCCTGCTGGGTAGGTTCCTTCCAGGGGGTTTTCTTGAACCACATTCTGGGTTCATAAATTAACTCCATAGTATTAGCACCTATGAAGTACATCCTGGTCTGGGTGGCATAGGTACTGGTTAAGAAAGGTATGCCCTTATATTCAACCGCTCTGATGCCGACATCACCCAGCTTAACCTGCAGGGTTCGCACAGTCTCGCCTACTTCATCCTCATAAAAGTTCCGGTCAACTGCATGGGTTATGATAACCTCAGGCAATCTACCAGTGTAAGCCTCTACATTATCACACTGCTCACGCATGAAGTAAGTCATCCATACCGAGGGGTCTTTTCCGGTCATGTTCCGGCCCCAGTTGCCCCACCAGGTATAGGTGGCACGGTTCAAATTGCCTACCGTCTTAGCACCAGCAGTCTGACTGGTATCATGCGCTGCAGTATCCACATCTTCTATCAATCCTTGTAAGCCACAGAACTTATTAGCTCCTGTTGACTCATCAGAGAACAAATCCTCTTCAATACCTTCCTTAAAGGCTGCTACCATGTTGTCAATCTCGGCTTGCAGCTTGTTAAAAACAGCATACTTGCCGGTGTTCTCTAAATCATCATCTCTATACCTTGCCAACCCACTCATGTAAGTATGCCAATTATACCAGCATTCTGTGATAATCTCGTCCTGGGTGATAGGCAGACTAGTGCCCCTACCTACAGCACGGATTAAAGCGGTATTCTTGCCATATTCCACCGGGATAAAGACGCGCTTGCCGCCTACCTGAGGACGCCTGTGTGAGGCAGCCCAGGCCATTAACGGAGTAGCACGCCATATCTGGTCGATTACATTCTTGGTATGTTCATCAAGAGTGGAACTGACAAAGGTAGATAGAGTCTGGCTATAACTTGGAAGTGCCATAGTTATTAAGTCTCCATCTTATCTAATTGTTAACTTGACTAGGTTTCTTTTCTAGGAATAGCCCAGAAAATAAACCTGGACTCTTAGTCCGGGTTTAAGCTAATTGCACCTGGACCCCAGCAGTTGCTGGGGGTGCCCAAACGTCAACGCTCTCCTGGTCAAGCTGTACTTGAGCCTCGTCCATTCCGGTGATGTCCCAGTTTTTGTTCATAATGTCCAGCAGGCTAGACTGCCCAGCATCCTCAGGGGCACTGACAGAGGTATTACCCTTGTTACCCATTGAGGCAGCTTCAGCGGCTAATTGGGTGTCTAGCTTATTGGCTTCCGCCTTCTGAGCTGCTTCTGCCTGAGCTTGTTTAGCCATCCTGATTTCAGCCAGTTCCAGAGCAGTTTCCATATCTATGTTAGGCTTTTCACTGACTATCTGCTCAGCCATTCTGGTTCTATTCCAGACCGGGGCATCTGCAGTAGCTTGTTTCAATAGAGGGGTAAACTGTTTACTGAACTGGTCTATAGCAGCCTCAATCTGTTGGGTAGTATTCTTTTGAATAGCCGCCAGCAGGTCTTGAGGAGTTTTTAGCTCCGGTTGCTGCTGTTGCTGGGCTGGTTGCTGCCTGCCCGTTAGGAACTCAGGACTGGTTAATAGTTCTTGCTGCTTAGCAATTACTCTTTGCTGGTCACTCACCATCTGTTCAAGGGTCTTTAATTTCTCTAATATCGGGGATGCTGTGGCTCCTTGTTGTGAAGAAGGCAGTGTAGCAGCTCCTTGTGGAGAAGCGACACTGGTAGGAGCCGGATTAAGGGCACTCGTAATAGGTTCTTGCACTTGGCCTGCTTGAGCAGGTATCTGGTTATTGGCATTACTTTCGGGCATTATTATCTCCTTATCTTCTTATCTTCTTATCTTCTTATCTTCTTGCTTCTTACTAATTACTTTTTACTGATTACCACTAACTAATTACTGCTGACTAATTACTGCTGACTAATCCTTTATTACCTGAACGCCTGTCCCTACCCCACCGTTAGGAGCATTAGTCCTGTGGGCTACAGCATCATGCTGAGGGGCTGGTTTCTGACCTGGTGTAACAGGTGTAACCGGCTCAGGCTCAGGAATACTTACCAGTACTGCATCACCTTTTTGCTTTCTCACTCTTGCTCTGGGAACAGTATCCATGTTCTCTCCTCCATGATTCTTTTCACTTATAGGATTCTCTTTACTTATAGGAAAGTTTAGCTCCTCTGCAGTGGAAGCTATCTCTTCCTGGCTAGGTGCAAGGTTCAGCTCTCCCATTCTCTCTGGTTTCACTGTGCCATCTTCATTTCTTATCCCTTCAGCTATTTCTCTCTCTAGTACTACCTGGGCTCGCTCTTTCCTTTCCTGCCTAATCATATCAGCACTGGGCCTGGTTCTAAAGGTAGTTTCCTCCTTACCCGCCATTGTTGCCTGCTTGAACAGCTTATAACACTTATTAAACACCTTGCCCGCTGCTCGCATCAGCCTGCCATCCCAATGACCCAGAAGGCATACACTAATGGTATCCTGGGGAGTGCAGGTAATGATAAGCTGCTTGTTATGAGCAGGGTATCTATCTGCCAGAGCTTTCAACATCTGCAGGCTGACCTCACCAGCTCCATTCACCTGGGACCTCTCTACACCCAATTTCTTGGCTACAAAACTGTAAGCACTACTAGGCTCTATATCCATTAACCTTACTACATCACTTAATCTCATTTTCATTTCCTTGCTCCTTCTTTTCAATAAGCATCAACTCACAACATTCTGCCCTTATCATCTCTAACCACCATGCAGCTTCTTCTATTTTCATCTTTACAGCTTCAATAACACTATAACCATAAGCTGGAGTCATCGGCATTCCATCCTCTTTCATCTCATCTACAATTTCATGCAGCCTGAAGGACCATTCTGCGTAGCATTTTTCAATTTCTTCCCATCCCATTCTCAGGTTACTCGCTTTCCTTTAAGCCCCTGGAAGGTCAGCCCTACAGGGTCTCTTCTCAACTGTTTACATCTTTCCAGATATTCATGTCTGGTATAAGTTCTCTCTCCCTCACCAGCCCCAAAGTCTGTCTTTAGCTGGTTATTAGCTACCCTGGTCTGGATGCCGCTAGACAGGAGCTTAGTTGCTAAAGAGCCACATTCAGGACACCAGGTAGGAGCCTCGGACAGCTCCATACTATGATGAGACTCAAACTTCTTATTACATTTCTCATTGCTACACTTGTATTCGTATATCATTTCAGTGCCCTCCAGAGCCTATCTAGAAGGTCAAAGATTTTCAGGAACGTGTTTATAACTGTTTGAAGTATTTTTAGTCTCATGTTTTTGCCCCAGCTCATTACACCCCTACCGGCTTGCCAAGAATCCAGTGAGTTTTGCGCGAACGCTCCTCCCATTCAAACAGATTTTGCAGGAGTCTTTTCTGTGTATCTGTAAGACGCCACTGTTCTATAGTTGGCTGGTATAGAACACCAGGAGCTAGACAGAGCTTATTACATTCTTTAATCATAGTTACATCCCACCTCCGGCACCTAACTGAGGCTGTTGCCCACTTTTTATCCCTTGTTGACCTTGCCCACCCCCACCCATCATACCCTGCAACTGTTGCATACTCATAGCACTGCCGGAAGTATTAACCGGCATGAACAACCTATCGGCATCAATACCATCAAATCTGTCACTGAGCATCTTAACCAGTTCCGGCATGTTGACGCCAGGAACTTGGGAGAAGAACTTAATCAATTCCAGAGCCTCTCGTTTACTAGAGGTGGTATCTTGAAACCTGCCTGCTGTGGGGGAGATGGCATAATCAAAGTTACCCCTTAACTCATCACCCGTGAAGCTAACCCAAACTTGCCTGGTTACATCTGTCTCTTCTATCTGACCAGTTTGGGGGTTGGGCATGGGTACGGTTACAGGAGCCAGGACATCTATCACTATATCATCAGGCCAAAAATTAAATACCATAGCCGCTATATCCTTGGCTATATCAACTACCAAGGTTCTTACCAGGGCTTGTCTCTCAGCCATACCCAGGCCAGCTTCACTCTGGGAACCTTGTATCTCAGGCTGGGTTCTCCTGGATGATGGGTAGGTTCCAAAAGCATCTGAGCCAAATTGGTTCTTGATTCGCCGCTCCAGCTCCTTTTCCTCCAAGATAAACTCATTCTTGCTGGATAGGTCAAATGCCTTGATATTGTCCATACTTCCTTCATACTCAAAGACAGCTCCCACATCACCACTGACAAAACGAGCCATCTGCTCAGGACTCATGGTATTTTTCCTGACTCCCAATTTAGGAATCGCAATCCTTCTACTCTTAACCCTTTGAGTCCTTAAATCTATAAGCTCCTTCAGCTCATTCTCCGCCATCTCAATATCACTGGTGCCGTAGAAGTAATCTGTGTTTATGTTGAATACTAATGGATGTAAAGGGAGCCTACCACCCAGCACCGCCATAAGGACATCTTGCTCCTTGTAAAGAATCTTGTCATAATCCTCGGCAAAGAGATACATCATACCGGTTTCTTTATCCCTTACTTCAGTGAATAGAGATAAGCCCTTAGTGCTGGGGTATCGTGGTAAGTCAGTGGCAAAGCCAGGGTCCAGTTCATCATATCTGTAACCTACCGGTTGCAGGCCACTTGTATTACTGAGCCTTTTATCCCTTTTAGCATCCTCAGTGGGACGGAAATACTTGAAAGCACACCATCTGGCATTAGGAAAGTGCTCTAACATTTCAGGGAGGATGACATTTCTAGGGTGCTGCCAACTTGCCCAGGGCATTCCAGGAAATACTGTATCGGAGAACTCTAATCTGTCTCCTTTCTTGTCAAAGGCCCCGGATGAGAAGCCGCTGAAAGATATTTCCTGATAGTCAGGGACGAAGATACTGTCATAACCTACCTTGATGAAGCTGGTTCCGTGCTGCTCGGTGCTGAGTACAAGGGGGCGGAGTTCATTATTTATCTCTATAGTCTCAAGGATACCATTTATTACCCTTTCAAGCACCTTGGCATGAACTGGAAGCCTGCCAGCTAGAGGCCTTATTCTCAAGTAAGGGATACCAAAGATAGTCTTAGGTACTGCACGCCTGGCTTCTCTCACCAAGAGGTTATCAACCTGGACTTGCAAACCCCTCCTTGAGTCAGGGTCATAGCTGGATGGCTTTACACCAGGGTATTTGTTCCTGAAATACGCTTCCAGCCGTTTCCAAACAGCATCTGAGTACAAACGCTTTCTGAAGGCTGAACCTCGCTGGATATTCCCGGCCCAGGTTTGTATTAACTCTTTATCAGTAGGCATTATTTACCTTTATTCACATGACTTAATATCTTTTTGGGTCTGTTGCCAGTTTTAGACTTCTTTCTCTCACCCCAATGCCACTTTCCATCTATTTTACAGCCACGGATATAGTAACCATCTGGTAGTGACTTTGTAACCATTTCACCGCCACGCTTTACACAAGATAGGAAATCTGCTGGAATAGCTATCTCCTTCCTGCTGTGCTTAGCTTACTCCCCCAGACTCTACCTGCTTTACCCCTTCTTCCAGGGTAGATAATTCCAGGTGGTGAGTTAGAAAATGTTGGGCTATTTATGGCTGTTAAATCGTAAACACCAGCTAAATCAGTATCATCTAAAGTTAAAGGCCAATAAGCCAGCAAGTTAGCCCTATTTACTAGATATGGTGACATTCCGTGAGCAAGTTGTTTAATCTCATCAGTTGATAAAGCTACATCCCAGATGGCTGCTTCTGCTATCTGGCCGTTCAAATGCTGGAGAATTACTGAGTCCTTATGGGCTCCTATTGAGGTTGTATCTATGCCTGCTGGAGTCAAATCGGCAGTGCCTGTTCCAGCCGTGCCAGCATCGAGATAACTTTTCCTGTCATCTGTAGCTGCCCAAACTCCACAGATATGATGCCATTTACCAGCCGTAACTACATTAGCTGTCTCTGCATTATCACCACCTCCAACACTCCGAGTCCGTGCTACCAGGGTGCCAGTTGTAATTGTTAATTGGAGGCAGAAGTAATCTATCTGCCCTGCTGTATCAGTTAGGGACATGGGAATGTAAGAAGCACTAACATCAGCAGGCTTAACCCAACAGGCCATAGTCAGAGGTACTGCATCCTTTACAGCATTAGCATTGTAAAGGTATTGATTAGAGGCTGCTACAAACTTTCTAGCCATCTTTATACCTTAGCTCCATACCTGGTTCTCCTGGAAAAGCTCTTTCTCTCCGGGGTTATGGCTCCTATATTGTTGAAACAGGTAAGGTGATTTAGGTCCCCAGCTATTGCCAGGTGTTCAGGCGCTCCATTACCCAGCAAGGGAGAATTATATCTAGGAGTAAAATCCTCCTGCCCATCAGCAGTGCTCTTAAACAACGGATCACCCGTAATGTTATTGCCCTCACCCAGGGTGGCCCAGGTCATGCCGTCGGCTACCAAGGCACCGCTTCCACCGAAGGAGTGGTTGTGAGCAAAGTAAGCAAAGTGATCAATGTCATTGTCCAAGTCCCAATTATCCCCCGTGTTGCCGCTGGAGGTGTTGTTGAAGCAATTGGAACCATAGGCACCTGTATCAATAAATACCCCTACTCCACCATTCCCCCACACGGTGTTGTTTGCTATGGATGAATGATAGCAAGTGCTTTCCATTTCTAAACCATTGCCGCCATTGGCATAAAACAAACTATTCAGAACTTCAGCATTCCACTTATCGACTTGTAACCCCGCCTCAGCATTATCATGGAAACTACAACCCAAAATCTTACAACTTGACGATGTGATATAAGCACCCGGAACATTACTTCCAGCCGCCTGATCAGCTTGATAAACCTCACAGCATCGCCACAACGCATAATGTCCACCCCAATACAGTGCCTCATCCTCGGTATTGTGCATCTTTACATTGAAGAACCGATGGTGATCTGAATTGCCGTCATCACAATAAATACAATGCTCCGCCTTGCCATTGCCCCCACCATCCATGTCGAGCATCCGCCAGTCATAATAAGTGGTAGCACCTGATACCTCGAACATACCGCCGGAGGCACCAACCATATCAGTTTCAGTTGTTATTATTGGCAACACATCTGCGGCAGTTAATCGTACCCCATCTGGATCAACCCCCTCAATGGTCATCCTGGCCGCCGCCGTGCCCGCCACCCCATCAACATCTGCGGAGGTGCCGGACAAGGTATAGGTAGTGCTACCGTCACAGGCTACTTTGATGCTGTCACCAGCAGTGGCAAGACAATCAAACGCAACCTGGAAGGCATAACTAAATTCAGCAGAACCATCTGCACCAAGAGCCCCACCAACTACAATATCACAAGTGGGTTCACCATTCCCTGGGGCTTGATAAGCCAGGTCTAAATCCACATAGTCAGCCGTAGAGGCAATTACCTTATATCTACCTGCATTATAGACTGCTGTCCAGCCGGTGCAGTAAGCATAAATATCTGTCAAGCCTGTTTGGAAGTCACCATTGGAAGTGAGTCTTACTTTACCACTACCATTGTCACTGGCAGTAGCACCAGAGACAATAGCGTTTTTAGGCCCTCCATTTGCCCCCTGCATAAGTGCCCAGGTCATAGCGCCAGAGTCATCCCATGCTCCACCGTTGGATGAGGCAGCAGCGGACTGATTACCCTTACCACCTATGACAAGTGTAACTGCCATTTACTTTATCTCCATCAAGCCCACTGTGCCAAATAACTCAGTAACTCGGTCACTAGGAAAACCCTTATCAGCCCATGCCTGATAACGTGCTTTCATCTTTGCTGCATTTTCCCGTAAGGTATCTGCTTTGGCAAGCTGCTGGCGCTTCTTGGCCCAGATAGCCTGGCCTTCAAGGGAGCTACTTGGATTCTTTACAGCATCAAATTGGGCCGCAGTTGTCTCAGCCAGGGTTATTCCTGTAGAGCGTTCTACCTCAGCAATGATCTTGGCCTCTGTCTCAGCCATGATTCTGTCATGCTCAGCCAGTTGTACTGATTTTGGACTCATAAAGTTATCTCTTAATAGGCTGTGATTATACAACCAATTGTAGCTGCTTCAGTACCTGTGCCGCCCGCATTAAATACATTGAGGTAAAGGTATCTGAAGCCCCTCATGTCAAATGACATAACCGCTATCCTATTAACAGCAGTATCTGTGATAACCACACCAGAAGGCCAGCAATCTGTCCCAGCTATGGTATCTACCCATAAACCTGCCGATTGAGCAGTGCCAAGAGTAGGGTGCTTCTTGCAGTCATGGGTGCCTACAATGCATTGGTTTCCAGATGTGAGGAAAACATGCTTACCTGGGCCATAAGGCCCCTCTTTATAAGCAATAAGCTCAAAATCAAAAGTATCATTAGCAGCATCAGTGGCATTGGTAAAAAAGGCAATGTCCACTCCATTACCAACCTTACCGAAGCTCCTGATGTCAATAATTCCATCAGTGTTTTGGGCATGTTCTACATTGATGATAATATCAGACCAATCAAGATTATCAGCAGTAAGATCATGAGCAGCAGCTTGGTCCTCGGTGGCATTAGCCCTGAGCAATTGCCAACCAAAGCTAGGTGTGGCTAATGGACGACCGGCCTTCAGGGGTGCAGCAGTAACAGGCATTTCATTATCTCCTTTTATTTATCCATTTATGCAACAGGTAATAATTACCAGTTGGCGGCAACAAGCTCACCTTCCTGGGCATAGCTTAACCTGCCATCGGTATCCAGTTCCGGGCTCTGTTCAGAAAATATATCCAGCCCACCAGCCCCCATTATCTCAGCTTCTATATCTTCATATCTGATACCATCCTTAAAACTATCACCTGCTTGAATAGTAGGCTTGGCTCTTCTGCCCAGGGGGTCAAATAGTAACCTGGGTATATAAGACAAGGCATCTATCAGGTCTCTGATAGAAGCTGTCTTTCTCCTGTATCTGATAAGCTCATTAACCAGCTCATTCAGCCCCCGTCTGATGAAGATGGAGCTATTCCTGAACCGGGGCTGCATGGCCTCTATCCTTTGCTCCTTTATCTCATTCTTGTAAGGATGCTCCCCTACTAGGGCTATCCCCAGTTCTTTTAACCTTCTATACCTGGGGTCTTTCTGGGTCAGGTCTAAAATTTTAGCCTGGAACAACACATCCTCAATAGCAAATAAGCTCATGGCCTGGTCTTGGTAGGACTCACATAAGCTAAACACTAAATCTAGCTGCCTATCCGTATCAGCGTGCTCCCTAATGGCCTCCCTGATGTACCAGTTACCCAGCTCATCCTGGCTTACTACAATAACTGCTGTGAAGCAAGCTGTCTTATCCAGGCTCAGGGCTGGGTCCATTATAGCTACAGTGTTAAGTGGCTTGCCGGGGAACTTATCAAAAAACTGGAGCCATTCCTTTTTGAATATCTGTTCTGCGGGATTATGAGGATTACAAAGGTATTGAGTGTTCCAGATATAAGTTGTTACCTTGCTCTCCAGCTCCCCCAGGGCTTGCTCGGTGCCATAAGGACCGGTAGGCCAGCTTGGTTTATTGCGTTTCTTCTTATCAGGATGGTCATCAGGCCAACGGATAGGGATTACCATCTCATCGAAGCTAGGTTCAAAGCGCTCAATGTAATCCACATAATCATCATCACACCAACGGTTGTTAAGTGAGAGTATTTGGGAAGGGTATAGCCAGTTAGGGTCGCCTCGGTGGGCTGGTTTCTCATCCAGTAGGCCGGAAAACTGGACCCGGTGCATTCCTATCATCCTGTCTATATCTTTAGGATTAGGTCTTATCTCTTCAGAGGTCATATCATGGATAGTAGCAGCTACACCATCATCTACAGCTATAATGTTGAAGTGGCGGGAAGTTAGCCTTTTACCTACCCCGGCAGCGGTGTAAGTTGGTTCCGGGACCTTGTTGGGACGCTTTAGACAAAGGCGTTCTTGGCTCCAGGGTAAGGACTTTCTTTCTTTCTCATCTGGGATTATATCAGCGAACTCTCTCCTGAGAACTGGATGGTCCAGGATATTGGCAATCATGGACAAATCCCCTTTTGCGTTCTCAAGAGTCATTAACAAATCCAAAATCCTAAGATTTGGATTCATCAGTCCAAGACGCACGAGATGAACCTGCTTTATGGAACTTTTGAGGATGCCTCTGCTCCCTACCAAAAGTTTGTTTGGCTGTTTAAGAGTAACAGACTCACGGTGCTCTTTATATTTAGCAGCAGAGATTGGGTTTCCCATGTTCTCAAGAAAATTACACATCTCAAGGTGGGGCTCAATAGCCACATCGGGAAAAATCACCTGGCAGGCGTAAAAAAGGTCGTGTAAGAACCAATAACGAACGTCGCTTAAATCGTGCTTTTCTAGTTGTTTTTTAGTAATCAAACAAACTTATCCAGATAATAGGTAAAAATCTAACTGAAAAAGTAAATAAAAAAGGCAGGTTTCAGCTTACTCCTTTATAATATATGGGTATAGTTATTGAGCAACCTCTGCGCTGCCTTTATCTTCTATTTCTTCTATTTCTTCTATTTCTTCTATTACATTCACCTTTATCCTCTTCTGTATTCTATCTGCTACTTCACTATCCAGCTTCTGCTCCAGGGCCTGCCCTGCCACTAAAAATGGCAGTGCTTTATTTAATAAGGGCCGGTAGCGCAAAACTGCTTCCCCATATTTCAACCGGTATTCATCCGGAGTTTCAGGGTTAAGTACCCGGCTTGTGAACTCAACTAAAACCTCGCATTCTGCTGAAGCTGCCAAATTGACAGGTTCAGGAGGCCCGTTGATAAGGCGGTATTTTACAGCCTTCAAGGCCTGCTTAAAGGTGCTGTTTCTACATATTTCATATACCTTGACCCTGGATATGCCTACTTGCTTGCCAATGGCTGTTTTAGCTTTGGCCAGGTCCATTCCAGCAGGGATTTGGGCTACCAGGCCAAGAACCTCCAGCTCGGTCTCATTGAGGAGCGGGAGGAGCTTTAGTGGTACTAAGAATCGGGCATCAGTTATTGCTGTTGCTGTTGCAAGCTGCTCCTGGTTATCTGCCACGATTCCGCCTGCCACCTGGTACTCCAATTCCCTTGCCCCTACCGTCTCTCGGTCGTAACTGGCCACGAGGGTTCGCCTCTATCCGCTCAAACCAGCCAATATAACCTGGCTTTACACAATCTCCCCTTTGGCCACCTGTCAAAGGGCCTTCACCTCTTGGTCCGGTTTTATCTCGTCCTGGCATTGTTTTTACTCCTTTTTTATGCAGGTTATTTCATTTTTTACATGAGCTAATTTATAAAGGGCCGGGGCACCCTGGTGGGCAGATCAGGGTACCCTATTATACTAAACTCATTATATCTGCCTATAACGAGTGTAGTCGGTATTATGATAACCTACTCCCCTCAAGCCTCTTAACCAGGTGTTTGGTTGACCATAGCCTCCAGCCAGCGAAAGGGGGTAGGTATATTGATTAAAAGGCAGCATTATTAGCTATCACCTTTTATATCCCAATTCTCTATCAGGTGGTTAAAATAGTCCACTGCTCTCTGGGCCTCATCTCGAAGCTGCTCAATAATAACTGGGTTAGGTGTATCTATCTGCTCCATATTATCCGGCGGAACTTGAAAGGCTCTTGCTGCAGCAAGGCGGTCTCTTAGGGCACCATCTGGGTCAACTCTTGAGAGTGTCATTATCTTATCCTGTTACCTGTTGCTGCCTATACTTCTTCATATAAGTATTTCGCTTCTTTCGGACCTCATCACGTTTGCTATAATCACTTTGATAAGCAAGGCGGGCTTCTCGATGGTCCTGATAATACTTACGTGCATGAGCTTTTCTTTCTTCTTTACTTTTAGCCATATACTCTACCTTGCCCAGTTACATAATACCAATGAGGAGGGTAAAAGTCAAGGGAAAAATTAGAAAAATGTGGAAAAATCTCGCCTTAATGAGAACGGTTCTCATTAAGCTAACAAGCGGTTCAGAAAAAGTAACTTTTATCACGTCATAAACCCTTTATTGACAAGTAATTAACTTTTTCCGACCGGATTCTGATATAATCTACTGTTATTACTACAGTTATGCAAAAGGGCAAAAAGTGCTTGAAAAAGTTCGACCTTTTTATAAGGACTTACAACGGTAAGTGGCGTTTTTAGCCTCTCAGAGGGGGTGCTCTGGCGGATGGGCCTAAAGAGAGGTCATATCTATCTCTCTACCTGTCTCTCTCTCTTATTATTATTATTCTTTTATTAGACCTTTCCGTTTACATAGTACTACTGAAAAAGGCTAAAGTCAAGTGAAAAATATAAAATTATTCATTTTTTCTTATTATAGTTCATTACACCTAGCTAGGTGCTAATTATAGTTATCAGTTATATACTACAATATAGACTAGATATAACTATTTTACCCCCTATATTCGTCACCCCATCGAAAAAACAGCGTTAGCTGCATCTGAAACAGCTTTATTTTGGAAAAGTGTTAAAAAGGGTTATTCTAAGCCATACAAGCCAAGAAAAAGTTATTTGCTTTACTGATAAGGAGTTATAACAGGGGCTTTTTTGCTTTTGACCTAATTACTGAAACTGTAAGGGATTATAACAGAAAAAAGTTTATTCCTTATTGGATAAGGAGTTATGGATGGAAAAAAGTTACTTTTTTTTTTTATTTTGGCTAGTTCCATCTGGGCCTACCACTTGACCATGAGAAGGCCTCTAGCATCTATAACAGTAGAAACAGGTACTGATTATGGTTATTTGCTAATTATAGGAACGTAGCCAAGAGCAAGGTCGATACCACCACCTAGACCCGTGGGGGTTTTAGGGTTCGGTATAAAAGCCTCACCCTATGGCTAGGTCATTGTAGAGCACGCCAGATTAGGCCAGGTTAGATGATAAGGGCTGGCAGGTGTTCTGGTACCTGTTACTGGCCCAGCACAGCACACGTGAACCATTGCCGCATTGCCGGTTGGCTACCAGCACATAGAAAAGGCCAGGTTGTCATGCCTGGCCTGTAGCCCCCCCTTGCTGCTCTCTCTGCTCTACCCTCCCAGTATGCTCTTGATACTAGGCTCATTGACTAGGTTCTCACTGGCTGCCGGCTCGTGAGATACCAGTGCTACCTCGATCATACCTTCATAGTCTTTCGGCAGGCCCAACATCTCACAGGTATCCGGCCATACATCAAAGTGATACCCGCCACGCTCTGTCCTGAAGTCACCCTTGCATAACATCGCTGTCTTTGCCATGATCTGCTACTCCTTACATATCCCCACAGGTTATTACTTGACTATGATAAGTATAGCACACAACCAGCCCCGTGTCAAGCATAAAATACACACTATTTTCACTGGGCCTACCAGCTATCAGCATATCAGTGCATAAAGAAGGCCCGGACCTTGTTATGATCCGAGCCTGCAACCCCCCTTGCTTGTTGTTTTACCCTTTCCTAAACTCCGCCAGTACCACAGCAGGCACATCCTTGCCTTCTGCTATCGCCTGCTGGATATATCTAGCGTGCCGATCCCTACCTCGTGCCTTCTTAGCTTTATTACTCCGTCTTTGGGCTGATGTTAGCTCAATGCCCAGTTTTGGGCGTGTGTACACTTGAAAATACTCGTTCTTCGTCATTTGCCAGGGCTCTTTCATGTTTATTGCTCCTTACATATCCCCCTTGTTACCTGTTACTCTAGGCTCTTGACGCTTGAAAGGTAGCTACACCATAAGCTACCCGTTCTGGTATATCCGAGCCTGCTTGTGCAAGCTGGGATAATAGCTCCTCTGCTGCTTCTTGATAATGGCCACGAGCAGCTATCTCAGCTTCTCCCACTGCCCGGCCTATTGTCATAACTGCTCCTAGTGCTGCACCTACCAAATGATACGCGGCACTGTCTGTCAATGTTACTGTCACCATGATTCTATACTCCTTTCCATACCCCACAAACCGTGTTTCTTGTCATCTATCTCTAGTATAGCACGTGAGTTACCGTTTGTCAAGTGGAAAATATGCACTATTTTTACCTAACTTTTAGGGGTGTTAGATAGATATCTAACTAACTTCTGGAAGGTGTTGTTGTTACTGGGTTTGGGTAGATTGTGGTGCTAACTGTTTGTGCTAGTGGCTTTTGTGATTGCTTCTTGAACCTGGCCGGGCATTTCGTTCATGTATTGAATAGCTTCTGCATCGAGGTTGCTACTGCTAAAGTCGATACAATCCAAGAAGTCGGACCAACCATTGACAAAAGCCTGGCAAGCCTCCAGCAAATCAGGTGCGGCGGCAGCTTGTTCTATTGGTATCTCAACCAAATCATAATGATCACCATCAATCCAAGCACTAAACGCAAGAGCGGATTCCTCTCGGTCCTTTGTTAACTTAGCATACAAAAGCTCATCGCCCCAGTAAATTAGCATTAGATAGTTGTTTCTACTCATTGCTTTTTACTCCTTATTCCTCATCCACATCTATTAATTGCTTCTTGAACCTGATTATCAAAGCGATACAAACCAATCTCCGCACAAACATCTCCTGATAGGTTGTCCTTGATTCGTTCACTCAAGACTTGATATTCTTGGCAAGCCTCTAGCAGGTCAGGTGCAGCAGCTATCGGGTTAGTATCCCTTTTGTCATAAGATACAGCTATATTATCCCCTGTAGCTTCTGAAATAATTAAGCCTTGGTGATCACCTGTCTTACTTTCATGCCACGGTCCCGGTGTATGTGTGTTCTTGTCCTTGCTCATTGTTTTTTGCTCCCTTCTGCTGCGCTCTGCTCAATGTCTAGTGCCTCACGAATTACCCGGTTGTGTAACTCTAGGTCAGTGATCATCCCTTGAATAGTTTGTGCTGCTTCGCCCAGACCGTGAATCTTACCGCGAAGGTATTCGTGCGCCTTGCTCGCTTTCGGTGTCTGGCGATAATCCTGGATTGCATTTTGAGCTATCGACTGGGTAAGCTCTATCCGTCTCATGGCTTCTTTTAGCTGTTCCACCATTATTTCTAGCTCCCTTCTGTTGTTAAGTGGTTTTGCTATAAAGGTTTATGATGGACCACGTAGGATCATAGGCTTTGTTTTTGGCTCGGGCCCATAACCGCTTCCATTGGTAGCTCGGACAATGAGTAGGTCTCTATCTGGATTATCAGGATCAGGACCGATGATCACAGAAACCCCAATATGCCAACCGTTGATTGTTGCTACTAGCTGGCTGTTAGCTGTGCCTAGCCTACTAGCCTGGCCTCTGTTCCCTTGGATTGTTCCTCTGTATCGTGCCATTGTTCTAGCTCCTTATTGTTCTATAAGTTAGCTGATATATTGATCAACAGTCTGGAGAGCAATACCTATCCCGTCTAGCTTGCCTTCCAGCCAGTATCTTGTATTAGCGTTGCTGGTATCTTTGAGATAATCTTTGACAACCTGTTCTTTGGCCTCTATTTCCGATTTGACTCTTGCCAGGGTAGCTTGTTCTAGTTCAATTGCTTCATTCATGGTTTTTGACTCCTGTATCTTTGCAAGTCTTATTACTCAACTGCAACAAGTATAACACAGGTTTTAGCTTTGTCAAGTAGAAAATCAAGATAATCTCATCTTTTACCTTGATTTGGGGTTATCTTGCCTATCTTAACAAATAAAACCGTTCAGAATCACTTAGGCTGAAAGATAGCAGGGCAAGTGGTGCCAAAGTACCCTTAAATACAAGGTTGAAGTATTACAAGTGTAATCCTGGCAATGAGTTAAATCCCCTTGACTATTACTCAAAGCTGGGGTATAATAGAATGGTAGGAGGGTTGGATTGATAGGTAAATGGTTAAGGTTGTAAGTAGTGAAACGGGCAGGAGTTATGGCAAAATGCAGAAAAATGCAGATTTTGGCTTGACTTCTTGCCTTTTTGTGTTATACTTGGGGTAGAAAGGTAAGGAAAACAGGTTAAATGTTGAAGTAGAGGACTAATAATGCAGGATGACCAAGAAATATGCACTAAATGTGGAGCAGTTCATGAGGATTATGGTTACTGTGCCAAAGATGGTGATCCTTATTGCGAGAACTGCTGGCCGGTCCATGTAGCTGATTGTGAGGAGTGCAGCATCTTCGAGTTGGAGGATTAGCTCGATGAGGAAAATTGAATTACAACCAGCTATTGAAGTGGCCGAGGCCTGGGAAGATTGGTGTGGTGAAAGCCGCTGGTCAAAAGCAATGCGGGACTTTGGTGCCTTTGGCGGCCAGGTTAAATGGTGGGAGGGCTATCCCCAGTCTCTAGCTGCTGTACCCTTATGTTTTGGCCTGTATGACAAAAATGGCAATGAGATGCCGAGTAAGTCTCGGTTGAAGGATATTATAGATGCAATTAAGCAGTTGAAAGGAAGGTGTACTAATGATAGTGGCAACCATACATGAAACTGGGCGGCCCTATTTGAGGGCTGAGGCTGAGCTTTTTGGTGAGGATACCTTGTATGCTAACAACAGGGAGGAAATGAGGGCCGCACTCAAGGAAAGATATGGTAAAATGTCGAGGATGACTAGGAAGGTGTATATTGATGGCCCGGATGGGGAGCGTATTACTTGTGGCTTTACTCATAGCTTCTGGAATCAAGACCTGTCAAGTGGCTATGGCCCAAAATGGTATCAAACTGACTGGATTACGTTTGTGGAGCGGGATGATAAACCTTGTATGGTGTAAAGGATAAACTGAATGATTGAGGTGGTAGCTTTGGCAGGTTTAACGGTATGGGTATTGGTGTTTTTGGGTGGGATTGTTAAGAGGAAATAAGATTATGACACTTCTTAAAAAACTAGTTTGGGTATTTGTTAGCTGGTATATGATTGCGTTCACAATATACTCGGTAGCTGTAATGTGTAGCTTAGACAAGATTATGCATATGATGGAATAAAATGGTGCAGAATCCGGGATAGCCTCTAGCCGAGTGTGGCTGAGGTGGTAGTTCCCGGCTGCACCTAGAGAGGCAGGGCGGCGCGGCATGGCTTTAGATTGGATCGGGCGCGTGGGCGGATTCAAAGCTAGGCCGTCTGTGATCGTAGAGTAAGCCCACGCTACTCGACAACGGCACTAGCTTCATGCCCGCGTCTGCCCGCACCTACCAAGAAAGGCGAGAATGATGAGTGAGGCTAGATTATTAAGTATCAGGTGCGAAATGGAAGGCATAATTTGTGAACGCGAGATGATGCTTGCCGAGAACAAACAAAGAGAGGTGCAGGGTGATGTAATGGTGTATGGTGAGCAGAGTTTTTCTTATTTAAGGGAAAGACTTCAACACCTGAGCGAACTAGCAGCAAGCGAAAGGTAAGAATTATGAGTGAGTATGAAATAAAGGAATGCTACGAGCACGCAGGGCAGTGTCGAATACGTCAAGACGGTCGGACGATTTGTCACGACGTGGATAAACCGAAAGCCGACCTCATTCTTTCCGCCCTGCAACTTCTGGATTCTCTAACCCCGCCGGAGGGGATTGAGGCAGCGGAAGAAACGATCAGGGTAAAGCATTGCAAGGCTGGGAATTGGTATTACTGGGACGTTGACGCTGCTTGGTGGTTTGTTTGCACGGGTGTGCCATCATGTAATAGAAAAGTGTTTATGCAAATAAGGCGGAACAAATTATATGCAACTTGGTTTGTGGACAGCACGTGCATGCACCCTCCCCGCTCCTCGCTGGAAACCACAGTAGGGGAATTGAAGCCAGGAGAGCGTGCGATTCTGAATGGTCTGAGTGGTATGGAATATAAGCGTCTTGCCGGTGCCCCGATGCACAGCGGATACCAGTACCTAGAAAACGGCTACTTTATGGTATGCAGTTATGACAATGACACCCCTTGTACCCGTGTGCTAGATGATAAGGAGAAATGATGTATATTTACAAAACCCTAGACTGGACCCTTTTAAGTGACTTCATGCTTTGTCCTAAGAGGTTGTTCTTCAGGCAGCAGGAGTTGAGAGGTAAGGAACAGGCGTTTAATAGTAGGCCAGCTCTATTTGGAATAGCTTGGCATAAGGTTATGGAACTCCTCTATAATCAGTTACAGAGGACCGGCCAGGTTCCACCTGATTTAATTGGTGACTATATACACAAGTCATTGTTAGAACAACTGCTCCCTAGCTCTGAGTTCGATGAGAAGGTGCAGAGTGGCAGCAGTATGAGAGCTAACCCTTATCATAGAGATAAGCTGCCTCCTTTGCTAGAGAAATACCTAGCTGGGGTTAAGGAGTGGTTAGAAGGGGTAGAGGTACTGGGTACTGAGGAATGTGTCTCAGATAAGGAGCTACGGTATTCTGCCCGGATAGACCTTATTGTTAGAAAGGATGGGCTGGTTTATTTTATTGACCATAAGACCAGTAGGTATGAGGTCGGCCCAGTTATGCTTGAACACTATCTGTACTCACATGGGCAGATGTCCGGGCAACTGGCTCTAGGCAAGGCTGCTTATGGTGATGAGTTTGGTGAGTGTATTATTCATGCCATTAACATTAGCTCCGGGAGTTTTCAGTTTATTGATGTACCTTTTAACCGGGATAGAGTCGATAGATTCAAGGCTGAGCTAGGGTGGCAGTTAATGCAATTAGAAGGATGCCAAACGCGTTCACCAGTTCCTGAGCAAACTTGGCCTGAGAACTATACAGCCTGCAATTACTACCAGCGAGCTTGCCCATATTGGGAGGCTTGCTGGTCTGGAAATAAATCTAGCTATAGTAAGGATTTATGGCTCCCTGGGCTGGGCTGGTAAAGTGAGATTCCAAAGGAGCAGAAATAATGAAGCCAGGTGATAAAGTCTTAATTAAGAAGGGGTCTCTTGGACCGGGACCTATTGAGCATTTAGAGGAAGTACCTGGTTGTGTATCACGGGTCGAGCCAGCTAAAATTGTAGTTAGCTTCAAAACAGGTGAGACTGTGGTATGCTGTGAATATGAACTTTGTTCTATAAATAATGCAGAAACCACTTGACTTTTACTGGTTAACAGGGTATTATGTAACCAGGGATAGGTAAAGAGCTAGTCGTGAAAAACAAGGACAAGTACTACTGGACAAATGACCGAACATTGGGGAATAATAGGCTGGCAGGCTTTATTATTGGCCTCCTGCTTGGAATCCTCAGCACAGTTCTGTTTATACTTGCATTCCTTGGTAAGGTAGAATAGGGGGGGGGTAGGCAAGAAGGAGCTAAATGATGCCAGAAATGGCAGATTTCATCAATGAGGAGCAAGATTTGAGGCAGGAAGAGCTGGATGAGGTTCTCACCCGG